AAGTGCGAATAATCTATTGATGTTTGTGGTCCACTTGACTGCACCCTTTCGTAATGGTGTATTGCACCAGGTATATCATATTTGTCATTTACAAATTCTTCAAACGCTGTAAATGATAAAGGCCAACCGTGAAAACCATCTGTTACATCATTTGTAATTAATATAATCCAATGTAGTTCAGGACTACCAAAATGTCTTTCTGCAATAGTTTCAGGTCTCTCACCATCAGCAACAAAATATTCCGAATAAAGACTTGCCTCATTCTTAATTTTATCTCTTATCTTAACTCGTCTCCATAAATCACTAACCAGTTTATAATCTTTTGTGCCTGGTATGATATATTGACCTTTAGGGAATCTTGTAAAATACATTAATATCCTTTTGCGACCGTTTCTTTAGTCATAATTTCTGTTTCACCAAATGTTAAGTTCATAGTTATTAGTGTAGGTGGAGCACCTCTTTCGTCTGGTGTTAATGATGATACAACACCTTCAGGTCCATAATCTATGGCACATTGTTTTAATACACAACGACTAATTCTAGGTAAGTATGAGTTTTCATTTTCTCTATACATATATGTTATTTGAAATTCTGATGGTACATTGAAGTAACCATTAGCACCACTTTGTTGTTCAGGTAACATATGAAATCTAAACAATTGTAATATCTTGTGTACACTATCTTTTTCTTTTTCATTTTTAGGTGCAAAAGTAAATGGGAAACTAAATTCTCTAAATGGTACTGATTTAAATACTGATTCTAAATTAGGATTCTTTGCTTGACCTTTAAACTTGTCATATGCTGCTCTTGCGTTCTCCATACCAGGTATTAATCCAACAACACCAAAAGCTGCCTCTTTAGTTAATTCTTGTATTACTGCGGTAGAACCTTTTGCTGCTGCTTTTAATTTATCTTTAAAACCTGTGTCATTAATTACACCACCAATACCCATTCCTATATCTCCTGCAAGACCTGTATCCAATGCCTCGTAACTAGCAGCATAATCAAATTTCATTCCTTCAGGTGGCATATACATTATAATACTATCTGAAATATATGTGTGATTTGATCCAAACTTACTAAAGAGACCAGAGTTAACTTCTCTAACTCTATTAGTTGATTCTATGCCTCGTCTTTTTATGTTATTGATATTTCGTACAGATGTACCTGCTACTTTACCACCATACCAATTTGTTTCACCACCAACATAGTTTTTAGAATTGTCTGTTAGTAATCCATTATTAAAAGTTTGAGTTTTGTATGATGATTCATTGTGCATAAGAACATCAAATATTACATAGTGGCCATCACCCATATTACTTGTTTCTTGTGGGTAGTAAACTGTTCCGTATGAATAAGGATTTTCTTTTATGTGTGCTGTAGGATTATCATTACCTATCTCTAATGGAGATTTACTTAATAGTTTAGCAGCAATCTTTTTTGTCTGTCCTTGGTCTGCAAAGGATGACATTATCTTATTGCCTATTGCTCCAGCAATCATATTGCCTACTTTACCTTTGATTACATTTGCTACTTTGTTTGTCCAAGCCATTTATTTTATCCTTACTAAATATTGTTATTAACTATTTATATGATATGAGCAAGTCTTTTAAAGGAATATATAAACCAACCAATCCTAAAAAATATGTTGGCAACCCAAATAACATAGTGTATCGTTCACTTTTAGAGCGTAAATTTATGGTCTATTGTGATAATAACCCAGGCATAACAAATTGGGCAAGTGAAGAATTACCTATAAGATATTACAATCCTATTGACAAGAAATACCATAGATACTTTCCAGACTTCATACTAAAAACAGACAAAGGTAAAAAGATGTTGATTGAGATTAAACCTTCTCGTCAAACTACTAGACCTAAACCACCTAAAAAGAAAACTAAATCGTATATGCGTGAGAGTTTTGAGTTTATTAAAAATAAAGCAAAATGGTCAGCGGCAACCAAATATGCTGAAGATAATGGTGCTGTGTTTAAAATAATTACTGAAAAAGATTTAGGTTATAGTTATTAGAAATCGGCAGAACCTGTACTACCTTGTTTTACATATTTAAACGACTCATCTGGATGATGATCTAAAAATCCTGAAACATTAGTAGAAGCCGATTGACTACTATTTGATGTAGCATTATTTTGTACATTGATAACAGTTGGTGGTTTAATATTATTACTTTCTGATTCTAAACTTTTAAGCATTGAAGATGTTGAACCGTCTTTTAATTGGTCACCTGTAACTTTGTCATCACCAATAATATCATCTATACTTACTCTATCAGCATAATCATCTTGTCTGTAAGTAGCCATAGATCCTGTATAATTTCTTCCTCTATGGGCATTACCTTCAATTCTTGCTCTATTGTCTAGTGCCACACCTTCAGCAATTGAAGCGTCACCTGTATTACTTTGTTTTAAAATATCTTCTACTGAAAGATTAGCGTCTTTTATTTCTGCACCTTCTTCGCCTACAGCATAAGTGCCTTCGTCTAATTGATCCCACGATTTTGCTTTTTTAGGTTCAACTGGAGCCTCGGTATCTTGGCCATCACCTAATCCAAGTTTTTTACCTAACCAAGAGTTTGCAAACCAATCACCTATTGATTTAAAGAAACCAGCAATCTTATCCCATATTTTCTTAAAAAATGCTGCTATAGCATCAATTCTTTCAGCAACAAATTGAATTGCTGCTACTACTAAAAGAAATACACCCATAATCATTATTCTAGCAGTTTTGAAAAAGTTTACAAGACCTTTAAATGCTTTTGCTAAACCACCTTTTTTAAATAATCCTGCCAGACCAGTAAACATAGTCTTACCTGATTTTCCAAAGGCTGCCATTGCGTCTCCAATAGTATCAGGTATAACCATAAATGCTTCTTTCAATTCAGTAAATTTACTCATTCCTGTATCTCTACCTGTGTCTGCTGTTTTATCAGCACCTGTTTTCTTATCTATTTCTTCGTTATCTATTCTTAATTGAGCAATTTCTTCTTCGTTTTGAATTATTTTATCTTGTGCCTTTGTTCTTGCCTTACTATTTTCCCAAACTTTATTGTCTATATTTGCCTGTAATTTATCTCTAGCAGCAATTTTAGTTTCAATTAGTTTTTCATTTTTAATCTTTTCTTTTTGTGCTTTGAATACATCTCGTTGAGTTAATAATCTTACTTCACCATTTTTTATCTCTGCTTTCAAACCCATTTCTCTCCATTGAGATAGTTTGTCTTCTAACTTCATTTGTTTGTTAGTAAATTTATCAACCGTGTCTGCTAAATCTGAATTGTAATCTCTTAAATTAATTCCTAGATCATTAACTAGTTTAATTAATTTATTCATTGCTGTAGAAAAATTATCAATAGAACCTGATTTTATATCATCCGTTAGTTCTCTTATCATTTCAGGAATATTACCAATAACCGTTTGTGTAGCAGCTTGTAAACCTAAACTACTAGACTCTTGTATTGTTTGTCCTAGTTTTAAAACTTCTTGTTCAACATTCCCAGGTAAAGAAGCAACGGATCTTTCATCAACCCAATCAGCTTCTTCATCTGTTTCTGCCTGCATTATTGGTGCTATATCTTTAACGGATGCCATTTATTATTTCTCTATTTTGTTGCAAGTTTCTTTATCAGCTGGATGTACTTTTTCGGTTAACCATATGTAAGAATAGACTATTTGGTCTTCTTTTTCCATACACTTCTTACCGAAAGATAGGTGTTTTCCAGAACACGCTGTCATAAAAACAGCTAATATAAAAAACATTATTATTTTGTTCACATTAGTCCTTATTTTTAATTTTTGTCGCTTTGCCGTTTACATATATTGCAAACCACCCAGCGCCTGCCCCTACTACAACTGATACAAGACCTGCTTGTGCATTGTTAGGTGCCTCTAGTGCCATAAACCAAGTTATAACTTCCATAAATGCCCAACCATAGGCAACCATCATTAATCTTGGTACTGCTCTCCAATTAGAAAGCAATTCTGGTATTTCTACTTCTATAAAGTGCCATAGTTGTTTGATTACATATTTGAAACCACTCCAACCACCACTTAAAAATTTATTAATATTCCACATAAATTATCCTTTACTTTGTTCTCTTTTTTTTCTCTCGTTTTCTTCTTTTATATATCGTATCAATAATGATACATATACATCTCTTTCCCACGGTAACATAGCCTCAATCTCGGTTAACGAATACTTATGATGTTGCATAAGTGCAAAATTAATTTCAAAAAACGCCTCTAAGCTGTTGTGGGAGAGGCCAATCCGAAAAAATCTTGTAACCCGCTGAAGGTGACTTTACTTTCAACTCCTGTCTTCGGGTTCTTCACTTTACATTCGTGTCTTAATTTAGGCATAGTTTCAAAGAATTTTCTTATTTTAGCAAATTGTTCTTGTGCTAAGTTTTCAAAAAACTCTTTTAGTTCTTCTTGTGTTGATTCACTTGTAGGGTAATTCTTTTCACCCTCGTAAATGTAATCAACGCAACCTATAATTAATTTTATAACATCTTCATATTTAAGTGCCTTGATACCTTGTGTATCGTATAACACTTTCATATTAGGATATTTCATTACAACACCTAATTTTCTTTTTTCATCTAATACTACATCATTTGTGTGTGCGTCATCTACTTGCACCTCAACTTTTGATATATCAACTTCTATGTCGCCATAGGTTTTACTATCATCTGGACAAATAATTTTAAATTTAGCAACTTCTCCTACTGACTTTGCCCTTACTTGTAGGAAAATATATTCTACATCAAATGTAGGTAATAGTTCTACATCTATCTTATTAAATGTTACAGCACTTAAAATTTCTTTTGTTGCTGATTGCATTTGGTTTTCATCACCTGATTCAAGTGCCATATATAAAACTTTTTCCTCTTTTACTAGAAAAGGTCTGTATTGTACTTTTACATCTGTTGATGGTAAAGTCAACTCATATCTCGGTGTTTCAACTATTGGTAACGCCATTATAACTCCTTATTATATTTAAATATTTAGTGGTGGTATTTTAAATGGTGGGAATACTCTTCCGCCAGTTACTCTACCTAGAGGTACTCGTCTTCTTAAATCGTTGAGTACATCTCTACCTGCCCTTCTCAATTCAGGTGGCAATTTATTTATTAAACTACCAAAAATTCCTCTATTGTTCTTAATTTCAGGTATCCTACCAATAGGACTACCTAATTCTATATTACCTTGTTGGTCTATAAAGTAATTAATCCAGTATCTAAATGAAAAATCTACATCTATTGTTTGTATATTATTAGTATCGTGGGAATATTCTATTGCACCTATCTTACTAGGAAAACAATCTATCAATTGTACACCATAAGTTACATCATCCCGTTCTTGTCTGCTAGCAAATTGACCTAATTGAAATATGTTTAGGTTAGAAACATAGTTATCATAATAGTTTGTGTTAAATGTAGATGATGTTGACATAGCAGATTTTTGCCATAATTCAAAGTATGATCTTTCTCTCATAAATTTATCAGCATAAAATGTTGCTGATATACCTGATGATTTCATATCATATACAAAATTTCTAGCGGGTGCATTGCCGTGTCTAACTTCTTTTGTTGACATCTCTCTATCAGGCATACTGATTGAAGAACAAAATGCTCTAACTCGTCTACCATTTGCTAACTGAACAGAATTTAAATCTGATTGACTAGGAAATGCTTGTTTCTCTAGTGCTGCTGATGATGTGTCTTCAAAACCTTCTGAAAATAATGGACCTGATACACCTCTAGGTAAAGTAAACTCAGCATAAAATCTTGCCTTTCTAGCAAAACCTTCTGCCTCATTTACATAAGATTGAAAACGACCTATTGTAGTTTCAGGATTACTACCCATTCTTCGTTGTAATCTACTATCGCCTGCTACATCATCCAGCGATCTATCTCTTGGAATGCCGATACGAACATCCATTCCACCAATTCTTTTTCCGCCTCTTAATATTGCCATTAGTATGGACTCCCTTTTCTAAATTGTGCTACAGGTAAATATACCGATAATGCAGCCTTGTCATAATCAATTCTTAAAAAACTTGATCTCACGTGAGACCACAAATATTTCTTTATTGTTTTTTTTACCAATGGTATTCCTTTTACTCTATCATAACTAACATCAAATCTATTCTGTCTTGTTATTTCTGCACCTCTTGTAGAAAATCTTTGTAGTCTTTCTAACAAACGAAATCTAACACCAGGTCTTAAATAATGAAAATTAATCCCTACAAATCCACCTGGTATTCTATCAATAGGCAATACTAGAGGAAATGTATCATAGTATGGTAATGTTTTCTTATATTTAGGGTCATAAAAGAACATATTTAAACGACCAATACTAGGTCTGCCGTTTAATCTACCTTGACTCATTAATCTTCTCGCTGATACTTTATCTGCGATAGAAGCAACAGCACTCCTGTACCAGGATGTGCCTTTTCTGACACCTGCTGCTTTATCTACTAATGGATCTAATATACTAGGCATATACTATATTTATGCTTAAAAAAGGGCACTTTAGTTACCTAAAGCGCCCTTAAAGTATGTACTACCAAGAGAGAGAGTCTTACTCGTCCTCTGCTAATTTACTAAAATATGACATTGTATCGTCATCATCACTAGCAACTGGCGAGTTTGTACTACTTTTTACTGCACCATTTTGTTGAGGCGGGAGGTCTGCAACAGCAACGGTTTCAGTTTTTCTAGCACCCGATAACACCCTATGAAGTTTCTCTTTGAGTTCCTCATAAGTTTTAAAATTATCTGCCGCTAAAAATGGTTTTAAAGCGTGTTGAGTTGACCAAGTCTTTTTGATCTCCTCATCATTACCAGCAAGTGCTGATACACTTTCAAATTCAGATTTGTCATAGTTCCAATAACCATCAACTTTTCTGATTTTTAATTTAAAGTTTGCACCTTTCCAGAAGTCAAACGGATTGATTGCCGCTTCGTCTTCAAAAGCAGGTTGCATTGCTTCAGTTATCTTATCAAATATCTTTTTACCAAATT